GGCGGAGAAGGAACTGCTCCAGATACAGTAACAGGTGATAATATTGCGCCAAGCGGTGCAGGAACTGAGCAAACTATATAAATAATACTATGATACTACGAGAACTTTTTTACTTTGATAGAGATACGCTAGAGCCGATAGAAGATAAGTCTTATGACGAGACGTCTGATCAAACTCCTATTGACTACGATGATACACGTAAAACAAGATTAACTCTTAAACAAATTAATAAAATTAGAAAAGCTAGCGAAGTCCATCAAGAAGAAAAAATTAAAGATTTAGATTTTGTAAGACAGATGTACGGAGTAGAGGCAAACGCCGAAGCTGGTGGAATTTAATGCCTAAAATTAATAAGTCTGAGTATTCTAAGCGACAGTTCCGTTTGCTACAGGAACAGCGCAGAAAAGAAAAAACCCAACAAAAATTAAAAAAAGAAGCTGAAGAAAACCAGCGTATCTACGATGAAAATAAAAAAGTAATCTTAGAACAAAAAGATTATGACCTGGCTAGACAAAAAGGCAAAGTTGCTTTTGTTCTCGGCAACGGTACAAGTAGAAAACCAATTCCAGTCAATGACTTAAAGGCCAAAGGAAAGGTTTATGGATGTAATGCTCTTTATAGACAATATGAGCCTGATTACTTAGTAGCCGTTGATACTAAAATGATAATAGAAATTAATAAAACAGGTTGGCAAAAGAAACACGAAGTCTGGACAAATCCTAACAAAGCATATATGCGGTTTAAAGATTTTAACTATTTTAATCCTAGTAAAGGCTGGAGTAGTGGTCCTACTGCTCTTTGGTTAGCATCGGAACATGCATATGAAACAATTTATATTTTAGGATTTGATTATAGAGGATTAGCCGAAGGTACTAAATTTAATAATATGTACGCCGATACTCACAATTACAAAAAATCTACAGACACTGCAACGTTTTTTGGCAACTGGATGAGACAAACACAAAGTGTAATAACATCAAACCCTAAAATAAATTATGTTAGAGTTGTTAGTGATACATGCTATATTCCAAAAGATTTTGCTAAATATTCGAACGTAGAGCATATGAATATTAAACAATTTTTGAAAATTATCGAAGATAACGAGTAAAAAAATTAAAAGTGGCCAGTTTTTGGCCTATTTCTACGTACTTTTCTGTTAAAAGAGTAAATATATTATGACAGCCCCGTACAGAGGAAATCTTCTGTACATATTAAACATTTATAGGAGTTAAAAATGGCGGATCGTAATAAGTTCGAAGAAATGCTTGAGCTACTTGTCAATGAAGATAAAGAAGCAGCAGAAGCATTGTTCCACGAGATTGTGGTAGAAAAATCAAGAGATATTTATGAATCACTTCTAGAAGACGAAGAAGTCGAAGAAGAAACTGATGAAGCAGTAGATGAAGCATCAGACGAAGAAGTTGATGAATCAGAAGATGACCTAGACGAAGCAACAGACGAAGAAGTTGATGAGTCAGACGAAGAAGTTGAAGAAGGCTTTGACTTAGATGAGTTTGAAGTAGAAGCAGACCCAATGGCAGACATGGGCGGCGATCCAACTGACGACATGATGGCAGACCTAGGCATGGACGACGAAGGTGAAGAAGGCGATGAAGACGAAGGTGAAGAAGGCGATGTTGAAGATCGTGTTGAAGACCTAGAAGATGCGCTAGACGACCTAAAAGCAGAATTTGAAAAAATGATGGCCGGTGATGATGCAGACGACGACGAAGGCGACATGGATATGGACGCAGACGACGACGAAGAAAAAGACGAAGCATTTGCTTTTGAAGCATCAGATGAAGAAGTTGAAGAATCAGAAGAAGAAACTGATGAATCAGAAAAAACAGCTGGCGAACAAATGCGCGAGTACGTTGAAAAAGTTAATGGCGGTGGCTTAGATGCTGCTAAAATTGGCGGTGACAACGGCGCTAATGCAAAATCAACTGTAGCTAGTAAAAACGACATGGGCGGAACAGCTAGCAATCTTAACCAAGGTAAAGATAACGAAGCAGGTGATCATGCAGGACTTGGTGATTTAAATGCTAAAGACGATGACGCTGGTAATAGAAATAAGCCAGGCGGCATGAGTGCGAAAAAAGGCATGAAAAACGAACCAGGACACGGAGCCGAAAAGAAAGGCAAAGCTGCTGAAAAACCAGCTGCAAATAGCCCAATTGGAAGCTAATAAGGAAAGCTGAATGAAAAACTTACGAGAGCATTTGACATTTGATCAAGCACAAATTGTGCTTGAGAACGCTAACGAAGGCAAAGATCTTTACATGAAAGGTATTTGTATTCAAGGTGACGTTCGCAACGCTAATCAGCGAGTGTATCCTGTAAATGAAATAGGCAGGGCTGTCAAAACTCTCAATGATCAATGTAAGAACGGATTTAGTGTTCTCGGAGAGGTTGATCATCCAGAAGGCCTTAATATTAACTTGGACCGTGTGTCACACATGATTACAGATATGTGGATGGACGGTGCAAACGGTTATGGAAAACTAAAAATACTACCTACCCCGATGGGAGGCTTAGTTAAAACAATGTTGGAAAACGGAGTTAAACTAGGCGTTTCATCGCGTGGTAGCGGAAATGTTTCAGAAGACGGCAGTAATACCGTTTCTGACTTTGAAATAATTACCGTGGACGTTGTGGCTCAGCCTAGCGCCCCCGGTGCATATCCTACACCAATTTATGAAACACTTATGAATGCACGTGGTGGAATGAAGGCATACGAAATAGCACAGGCAACTAAAGAAGACCCAAAGGCACAAAAGTATCTAAAGGAATCGTTGATTAATATAATCAACAAACTCCAATGAAACAGGAGAAAGTAATGATAGATGCACTGAAAACACTTTTCGAAAACGATGTAGTTTCAGAAGAGATCAGAGCACAAATTGAAGAGGCTTGGGAAAGCAAGATTGCTGAAAATCGCCGTGCTGCGACTGCTGATCTTCGCGAAGAATTCGCAAAGAAGTATGAGCATGACAAAAGCACAATGGTAGAAGCAATTGACACAATGCTTTCAGAGCGCCTAGCAGAAGAAATTGCAGAGTTTGCAGAAGATCGTAAAGGTCTTGCTGAGGCAAAAGCAAAATATGCAATTAAAATGCGTGAAAACGCTGATCTTTTAAAAGGTTTTGTAGTAGAACAACTACAAACAGAAATTCATGAACTACGTGCAGACAAGAAAGCAATGGCTGAATCATATGCCAAGCTAGAAGAGTTTGTTGTAGAAGCTCTGGCAAATGAAATTGCCGAATTTAACGAAGATAAAAAAGACTTAGCTGAAACAAAAGTACGCTTAGTACGTGAAGCTAAAAGTCATGTTGCAAAAGTCAAATCAGACTTTATTGCAAAAAGTGCTAATATTGTATCTGAAACAGTTAGCAAAACTCTTAATAAAGAGATTTCAGCTCTTAAAGAAGATATTGATACAGCACGCTCTAACGACTTTGGTCGTAAGATTTTTGAAGCATTTGCAAATGAGTATATGCATTCACACCTAAATGAACAAGGTGAGACTACAAAACTCATGAAAGTGTTAGCTGCTAAAGATAAGCAACTAGCAGAAGCAAAAGCATTTGCAGCAAAAGCAAAGACTATCGCAGAAACAAAAGATGCAGAGAAAAAGCATCTTGAAGAATCTGTACGCAGAAACAAGATTTTAAATGATCTCGTTGCTCCACTAGCAAACGATCAGAAAGAAATCATGACAGACTTACTGGAATCAGTACAAACTGATAGATTACAAAAATCTTTCGACAAGTACTTACCATCGGTTATCGACAGTAAAACTCCAGCAAAGCAGAAGGCAAAATTATCAGAGGCAAAAGAAGTTACAGGCAACCGTGAAACAAATTCACAAACTAACGTTAGTAGTAAGGTAGATGACGGAAATGTATTAGACATTCGTCGTCTAGCTGGATTATAATAAGGAGATAATAATGTCAGAACTACTCGAAAGTCGCTGGCAGGACACGAAGACAGCACTTCTTGAAGGCCTACAAGGCAACAAAAAGTCAGTTATGGCAGCAACACTTGAAAATACCCGTAGGTATTTGAGTGAAACTGCAACAGCTGGTGCTACTTCTGCCGGTAATGTCGCAACTCTTAACAGAGTTATTTTACCAGTTATTCGTCGTGTAATGCCAACAGTCATCGCAAACGAACTAGTCGGCGTACAGCCAATGACTGGTCCAGTGGGTCAGATCCACACACTACGTGTTCGTTATTCGGACACAGCAGGTACAGGCGCCTCAGGTGCAACAGCAGGTGAAGAGGCTCTAAGCCCATTCAAAATTGCTGAAGCATATTCAGGTGATACTACAACTGCAAAAGCAGCAGCAACAGCAGGACTAGAAGGTTCAGCTGGTAACAGACTAAGCATCCAGATCTTGAAACAGACTGTAGAAGCAAAAACACGCAAACTAAGCGCACGTTGGACCTTCGAAGCAGCTCAAGACGCTCAGTCACAGCATGGTATTGATGTTGAAGCAGAAATTATGGCTGCTCTAGCACAAGAAATTACTGCTGAAATCGACCAAGAAGTTCTTAACTCACTTCGCACATTAGCAGGTGGTGCAGTTGAAACTTATGACCAAGCAGCAGTATCAGGTACAGCTACATTTGTTGGTGACGAACATGCAGCTCTTGCAGTTCAAATCAACCGTGCAGCAAACCTAATTGCACAGCGCACACGTCGTGGTGCAGGTAACTTTGCGGTAGTAAGCCCATTTGCGCTAACTATCCTACAGTCTGCAACTACAAGTGCATTTGCACGTACAACAGAGGGTTCTTTCGAAGCACCTACAAACACTAAGTTTGTTGGTACTCTTAACAACGCAATGCGTGTATATGTAGATACATATGCAGGTGACAGCACAAACGTACTAGTTGGATACAAAGGTTCAAGTGAATCAGACGCAGCAGCATTCTACTGCCCATATATCCCACTAATGAGTTCAGGTGTTGTCCTAGATCCAGGCACATTCGAGCCAACAGTTTCGTTCATGACACGTTATGGATATGTTGAGCTATCGAACACTGCTTCGTCTCTAGGTAACGCAGCTGACTATCTAGCAAATGTTGGTATCACAGATACAAACGTAAGCTTCTCATAAGATAGTTTAATGATTAAACCATTAACAGGCCCTTCGGGGCCTGTTTTACTGATAAGTACTACATGGACATAAGTGTAGAAAAAACTCCCAAACAAAAATTAAGTCAATATGCAATTGATACTGCTTCAAGTGTAAGTATTACACATCTGCCTAAAACTAATCTAAGTATTGTAAAAGATGCAGCTATTGCGTTAAACAATCAAGCAGGTAGTGCTAAAGCAGTTGCGCACATAGGCGCACGTAACTTGCAAAGCGAAAGCGAGTTACACGAAAATTGTATTGCAATGCGTAAAGCAGGAGTTGATAAAGTTTTACTTATAGGCGGTAGTACATACCAAGGTAAAGTTTATCAAACAGCATACGATGTTAAAAATCAAATTGAAGATTACGGTTTTGATATGTATTGCGGAGTGTATCCCCAAAGTGAAGATTATGCATTAGTAGAGAATACAAAGTATATGCACTTCAAAGGCGGAATAAGTCAATTGTGTTTTAATCCAAGAATGTTGAATACATGGGA